ACTTTGTATTCGTGTAATTGGCTTAAATCCGGCGACCACCACGAGATCGTTCTCGGATTCTTTAATTTCTTTATATGTTTAATCCCTGTCATTATCGTTCTATAACCATTCGCGCATAAGAGGACAAAGTGTACGTTCGGGCCGTCTTGAGTTAAAAGGTTCTTTAAGATGTCAAACCTTGTTATGTCTAAATCTTTCAACAGGGCGTAGAACTCATCTGTAATGTTTACAAATATCGCCACCCCTTCAATATGCTCGTCCCGGACTACGATTACCTTATCCCGGTTATTCTCTAACGCTTGAATGAGATCGTTCTTATTTGGAACTATGTCATTCCGCGGCCCCTTATACCTTGAATAGTAATTAACCATCAGGTACTCAGCGACCTCGCTCATCTCACCCCCGCAACTGAGAATAAGCTATCCTCCTTCACATACTGCGGATGCCGCACGAAACGATTGTCCTGTTGAGCCTTAACCTCTCCAACCAACGAAACGGCCATAATCAAAGCGTCTGCAAGGTTAGGACTCTTGACCTTGAACTTGCTTCGCATAATCTCTTTGGATATTAGAATCTTTCTCTGGTTATGATCGAAGGTGTATCTGAACGCTTCCTCCAACTCATGAAGGATAGTTTCATCGGGGATGTGAATATGCCCCTTTAAGATCATATCTTTGAGCTTGTAAGTGTTTAAGGTTCTAGGATTGGCGTACTCTTTGTTGTCTGAGTAGCCTATGGAAGGATTGCGGAAACCTACGAAATTATCCATCCCTCTCCCTTTACTCAAATTATCTAGCGGCCCTGAGCCTATCCCGTCCTCGTCAATGATGCACTTATCAACTTTATTCTCCGCGGCTGTGGTTAGAATACGCCCTGTGGTGTAATTCAAATCTTTATGTTGCCATTGATCGGCGAAGATAACTTCCCAATGCAAAGAACCGTTCTGTTGCAAGATAACACACGCACACTTATCATCCCCGTACCGAGCAATATCAAATCCAGCGATTCTGTAGCCGTACGATTCCCTTAGTGGGTATACATTGGTCTTACAGGAAAAAAGCTCATCGTGTCCGAAAACACAATCCTCAGCACGTGCTAAAGGCTCACCTAACCAGATATGCTCGTAATCCTCTAAACTCTTTTTCTTACATTCTTCGGCTTCTCTCTTGAGGGCGGCGGTGCAGTGTTTGTTGTCGTCATAATTGATCTTGATATGTAAGCAATCGCTTCTGTCGCGGAACTTCTCGAACACCGGATCGTTGTGGACGTGGCGGTTCATCGTGAAGAATATCTTTGCCTTGTCTTTACGAATGGTCGGGATGAGTACGTCCAGCGTTTGCTTAGTGATCGCCTGTGCCTCATCTATCCAAAGAACGTCAACCCCTTCCATACCCTGAATGTTGAAAGAGCCTTGTTCTCTGAAACCTCTAAAGTTAATCGTTGTCTGTGTGCCTCGGTGAGTTATCTTTGAGGCTCCGATGTCGAAATATAAATTGTTGCTGCGTACAATATCAGCCAAGAGGGAATAAACAGATTCATTGATACTGTTCTGCGTTTCACGACCGCATACCATTCTTAAAGATTTATGTTCAGCTAAATAAAGAAAGATACGCCCGATGGTTTGTGACTTACCACCACCGCGGCCGCCTTCGATTAGAAAGTATCGAAAGTCGTTAATTCGTTGGATTATCGGGAGTAGCTTCTCCGGCACGTCCAGCAGAGCCGGCAGGATCATTTGAACCAATGTTAAGCTCCTGTGCTTGACCGTCCATGATTACCGACGGCATACTTACAAAATTAACTTCCCCATCTATTGTTGAGATTGTTGAATCAGGCACGAACTTCTTCATAACCGCGATCATTATGTTTTTATCTCTGAAAGCGTACTCGGCAACCTTATCCCAAAAGTTCTCTCCTCGGCGTGTTCCTTCTTTTTCTAGCGCGGCACGAAGCAGATCAGGTTCGGCGTTCTTAGGTCTGCCTTTACGATTTATGTTTGGATCACCTTTAACGAAGGGCATAGTTTCCCCATAAGAAGAAGTCAGTTTTACTATCTACATCCCTTATTGTATAAATAAGGTTATTTGTAAATAAATATTGGCATTCTAACGGGAGAGGATGTGGGTGGTCGAAACCGTGATCGAGGGGCATTTTCTATCTGTCTTGCGTTGTTTGCGTTCGTAGAGAAGATGGTGTAGGTATTGACAGCCAGGGTGTCCGCACGTGACTCTTTTTCTTGGGCGGGTCTTGCAGTACGGACAAGCCCTGGTGTACTTAGTGACAGTGACCTCTGTATGTGAATGAGAGATCAGGTGCATTGGTTATTTATACCACCAATAATGATATGGATGTTTAATGACCCATCCTTGATAAGCGTCCCCTTCTTTGTATAGCGGGCGAAGGTCGCCTAGTACGTCCATAAAATAAGACAGTTGATCTGACTCCATTTTCATCGTGACACTGCCTGAGAAGTAACCCTTAACAAAACGATAAGGTATATACACAAGGTCGTTTTCGATCTTTAATTCGTCCGTTGAGTCGCCCTGATTGCCTTTGACGAAGTGATCGTTTAAAAACTTTGTTACTTCCCCGGCCCCGACCGTTCCTTTAAGTTTAACGATTATTTGAGCCTGTTGCCGCCAAGTGCCGTCATAAAGCTCACCTAAATAGGTAATAATCTCGCTGACACTTGTCTTAGTTGCTACGATATTCCCATCTTTGAACTCGATGTCCATTCTTACCCCCTTAGTTTTAACCTTAGTTTAAAAGACTCAACGAAACTCCTGAACACATTGAATAACCTCATAGGCTTGGCTGTGGAACCGTGGTCGGTTACTTCAACAGGAACTTCGATTATTTGTAAACCTTTCATCCGGGCCTTGTAGAGTATCTCAAGGTCGAATATGTACGAACTGCTTTCCCAAGGGAGGAGTGAGTAGTATTTGAATAGTTTAATCCCAGTCTGTGTATCATTTGTGATACCAAACAGCCATTTGATATATAATCTGCTACATTTAGTTAATAGCCTGCGCCCAAGTGATCCCCTAACCTGCTTCTTCCCAACCACGATGTCATAGTCCTTCAGGAAAGGCAGAAGCCTATGTATCATCCGCGGGTGGATGTCCAAATCACCATCTATGAAGCAGATCGTGTCCCCGGTGCATTGACTTAAAGCCTCTCTTACCGCCCAACCCTTCCCCTTTCCAAGTGAGTCGTTACAGACTATGATCTGGTGTGCTTCGGGGAACTCTCTCTCAACCTCCTTGACCATTTCGTGTATCTTGGGTTCATCGCGGCTAGGGATTAGGATGGATAGTTTCATAAGAGGACTACGATATTACCTTTCTTCCAACCTTCGATTAACTCGTTGGCTTGTTTTTCTTGTCCGGCCGGGATGTTCTCCTCGGCTTGCTTGATAAACTGCTCTGCTTCTTTATCGTGTTTACCTAGTTTTAAAGCTGAGGCGATGTTAAATAGTATCTTAAACTCTTTCGGGCTGATTAACCGAGCCATAGTCCACATGATAAGAGCTTCTTGATAAGATTGATTCCCCCATCTTTTCATCGCGCGGACGTGCCAGACAAACCAAGAGTTGGGAGAGGCTATACAAGATGCCTCAACAGTGTAGTAATCGTCCTGAAAAGCGTCCATCCAAAACCACATCTTAGTTGCGTACATTGTGATAAATACAGCCGACCATATTGGCGAAGCCAACAAAAAAGACGCTAAGGCTACCATCAATCCGGCGTTTGGAAGGTAGCAATATCTCTCAGCAATCTCCTGCTGTAACCTAAACAGATTACAGAAAGGAGCCAGAGTGATAAGCCACCACAAAAGTCCGAATGAAGCCATAGTCCAAGGTTGTGTAGTCCAATACCAGATCATCCACCCGAAGATCACAAGACCTAACCAAAAGAATCTGTCTCTAAGTGAATAGGCTTTTTCTTTTCCCGCGCCGGCCATACTCTGCATATACGAGTGATAAAAGGTCGTCTTGATCGGGATGATCGAGTGGATGAAGTAGAACGAAGCGGTCTTAATAAAGAGGATAAGTTTTGATATGTGAATCTTCCTGTCCTCGGTATACATCTCCTGGCTGATTTTGTTCTGTACATTATTTTTAAATCTTTTCCAATAAAACCCCCAAATGAGAGGCATAAACAGAAGGAACCAGGAATAGTCTGATCCTAGGAATACAAGCGGAGCCAGGAACCCGGCGTTTGAGTAACAGGCTAGCAAGATCCAAGCCGGAGCCAGCAAAGGCATACTCATCGCCCCCACCATTCCTAATGTGGACAAAACGTACCCTCTCCCTGAAATCCAAACCGAACCTTGATTGTTGATAGGATTGAAAGAGAAAAGTAAGGCAGCTAGAAAAGACACGTCGTTAGCCCCGAATCCTATATAAATAAAAGCACAAACTAAGGAGTGTAAAACTATGGTGATGGCGTGATCAATTACAGGATTGCTTTTTAAATGGCCTTCTAGGACTAGAAGCCAATACTTCCACTTAGGGTGAGTTTCTTTGCGGTTTGCGGAAGGAATGTCGTCTGATACGTATTTAAATCCGAGACATTTTAAGTAGAAACATAAGTTTACTAACAGGATGATACAGACTTTTTCAAACAAAACTTTCTCACTTTCTCCTCCAGTACTAGCCTACCCCCGCGAAGAAGGTAGGTAAAATCTTCCCATCGTTTAATGTCTTTTACTTTATGAAACCAAAACTCAGGACTTCTGTATGCGTCGAAAAACCTAGGAACGTACTTATGGCCTGGGGAATTTGGATCTGGCTGTGTCCTGGGTGGGGAATATACGCTTGCCTGCGCTGTTTTGAGATACCCTTTTTTAAGAAGGTAGTGGCAAAGCTCTATCGTGTTCTTTTCTTCTTCCGGCGTCTCCCAAGGGTAGCCACACATGAAGGTTCCGTGAGGATCCAGTCCTGCATCTGACATCGCCTTTATGTTCTCAATAACTTTATCTGCTCGTTGCCCTTTCTGAATCTTGTTAATAGTATTTTGATTGGCAGATTCAATGCCTACCAATATGAACCTAAATCCAGCTTCTCTCATTAATTTGAAATCCTGTTTAATCGGTTTAAGATTACACCCCAATACAATCTTTTTATTTAGTCCGGTATCTATCATTTTTCTGCATAATTCATTCAACCACTCATTTATCGGTATTGTTCCAGCATCATCAAACAACTCCTTATGCCCTAACTTAACGCAATCTTCAATCTCAGTTAAAACATGATCTACTGTCCTAAGCCCTCGTTTCTCATTTTCAATGATCCTCAAAGAATCCACACAAAAGGTACACCCCTTTGCCCCGGCCCACCAGCAAAGGTTAGAGGATAAAAGATGACTACCTGGAAAATATTTATAATTTCCATAAGAAAGATATTTAGGATTCATTGAATTAGTAAATTTCCTGTCAGGTATCGGCAGTTTATCAAAATCAACATCTATCTCTCGATCAGATTTAATAATCCTATCAAACTTACCATCATCTTCACCAAACCAAACAACTTCATTCCCTTTATCTCTAAGGAGCGTCGCAAACATCGCAAGATGAGCCGGATAAATCCAAACCGGCTTCTCATATTGACGCTGAGAATGATAAGGGCTGTCTTTAAATAATATTCTCATAATTTATGAACTTTCTTATGGCACGAATGACACAAAGTAACTCCATTATTAATATCCCAAAGCAAAGAACAAGAAATCGCTTTAGCAATAGTATCAATCCCTTCATCAACTAAAATCCTTTTCATTCTTACAACATGATGTGCATTTAATACTTTTCCAGACTCCAAACACATCTGACAAACAAACCTGTCTCTGCGAAATACTTTTAAACGCCATTCGGAATACTCAACCAAATCCCTAATTCGAGTAGCGATGCGTTGAAGATAAACACCATTAATCTTCTTCGCCCAACCCTTTTGCCTAACACTTGGATTTCTATATTTCTTTAACTTTGAACACGGCTTACATCTAGAAGATGTTTCATGGCAAACATCCCCACAATCTAAACATTTATTATTATATCTACGTTTGTTCCTTAATCTAAAATATTCTCTTTGTACTTCTTTATCTTTATATGGCATCTATTGAACCACCTCCCTCGGAACTTCCTCCGGCCACTTCCACCCTTTAGGACACCTTAGAATGACATCGTGTCCTTCTTCCATTAGTTTGAATATCTCTGCCATCTTTTCTTTCGCCGCCCTCTCTGATACCCCGTAAGTGTCGGTAAGAATAAAAAAATATTCAGCGATTATCTTTGCCCTATCAGGGAAGTTTTTTTCGAATATCTTCCTCCACTGCTTTTCAGGGATGGTGACTGATAACTCGTATCTCATACTAACTTCTTTCTTCTTCCCCGGCGCGCGCCGTTATACAAAACGTCCTTATAGTCTATTTCCTCTCGTGTTTCCCTAGCCCATCGGAAATGCTTAGCGTAATGCTTAGCTATTCTCTTAGCTTCTTTCATTAGACTTTTCATTCTAGCCACTCCTTATTGTTTAACGTCCACTTGACCATCTTCTCAAGCGACGAATGAAGGTTAACGGGGAATTTATAACCATAAGACTCTAACTTTTTACCACACAGCCCATAGTGAGGATCATGCCCCGGACGGCTTGAGTGTGCGTCAACAAGCTCGTAATCTAAATCTTTTCCCATAACATCGGCGATCATCTTTGCGATTTCTAAATTGGAGATTTGTTTCTCCCCTACAATGTTAAATCTCTCCGGCCTGTCTACCTCCGGGAACTTCTTAACATCGACATTCTTTAATATAAAAAGAATCGCATCTGACGTATTCCGGGCGTGTAACCAAAATCTTGACCCCGGCTCCCCGCTTTTAGGATCGGCGTGGACTTGCACCTTCTCACCATTTAAAATCTTCTTAATAACCATTGGAACATACTTCTCGCTTGACTGATATTCCCCGGCGGTGTTCATAATGTTAGTAATCATTACCGGAACCCCGTAAGTCCTCCAATAGCTTATAGCGATAGCTTCTTGACAAGCCTTGCTTGCTGAATACGGGTTAGAAGGAAGAATAGCACTCCATTCTGGATGAGTATATTTTCCATCAGTAGCACCATAAACCTCGTCGGTGGAGATTTGAACAAACTTCTCCGGGTTTATTTCCCGCGCGTACTCAAGCATATTCAAAGCAATATCTACGTTATTCTTAACAAAAGGAACTGGGTTTGTGATCGACCTGTCAACGTGGGATTCTGAGGCGAAATTAATTATATAATCCACCTTCCCAATCTTGCTTTTTAATACGCTAGATATGGGAGCAATCAAGTCGTGTGTGTAAATATTGACTCTCTTGATGTGTTTTAAGAAGTGTTCGTTGTGAGTTAATCTCTCCGAAATTCCTTTATGCCGCCAACTATCTATCCCAACGATCTCCCAATCTGTGTTGACTAATAAATGTGATAAACAATGTGAACCTATGAAGCCCCCGATACCAGTTATTAAACAACGTTTCATTTTTCCCCTCTCATGATGATTTTGACCAAGTTGCGGTTTATTCTGTGCCTGTAAAATGATGTTAAATGTCTTAATATAAAACTAGGTACTAACAAAGCCACTAGAGCATACAACCAAAAGTTTATAATTTTTAATACGTCTGGATCGTGCTTAACTGTCAGCCTTATCTCTTGCCAAAGTAAATGAGGAGCGCGGTTTTTTAGTTGGATGAAACCTTCGTTGAACCTTAAAGGTTGCCCTAAAAGCTCAAGCCAATTCATAAAAGGTGACTCTGTGTAATAAGACTTCTTTGTTCCGGTGTTTCCTCCTGGGTGGAACCTTGCCGCCACCACGTCCCACTTGAACATTGACCACCGCCACATTTTTAGGTATTGAGATACGATGTAAGGCATTTCTACAAAGATTTTGTTTGTACCTTCCACTTCCATCTTGCGGAAAGCCATCCCCGAAGGACAGCAGGACTGAGTTAAGATATTCTCATCGCGACTCACTCCGATAGCTCCGGGATAGCCGTCGCGGAAGAAGTAAAAGTATCTACCGAGTACACCTATATCAGAGTCACCTGTATCAAACTGATGCACCACGTCCCCGGCGAAGCGTTTGTCTGTGAAAACATCGTCAGCGCAGAGATAGATTACATACTTGCCTTGAGCTTCTTTCATCAACTTGGCGAGGGTAAGACCTATTCCCTCATTCTTCTCGTTGAGTATCAGTCGGACATCGTACAACCTTGCCACCTGTGCAGTAGCGTCTGTTGATCCGTCGTCTATGACCAGAACCTCTTTGTCTGGATAATTTTGTTCTAGCGCGGACTCTATGCTTTCGGCGAGAGTACGCTCGGAGTTATAGGCTGGTATGCAGATGGTTAGTTTTGGCATTTTCTTTTCACTTCTCTAGTCGTCCATCGGCCCCACGTCTTGCGGTAAATATCGGGGATATTCCTTAATATCCTTCGCGGTGTTAAAATGGCGAGTAAAGCAAAAAATATAAAAGCCGGATTGATTAAGTTTAAAGGACGTAAGCGGATAAAATTCCACACCTCTTTTAAAACCGCTTCCATCGTGAAGTAGTTTTTTATTTGTAAAATGGATGTGTAGTCTTTGAGTAAGGCATACCCTCCAACCTTAGACCATTCCTCTACCGGCGAAGAAGTCCATCTCTTTAGGTAGTAATCTTTACTGCGGGAAATGCTCTGGTGTATACGAACAGCCACGGTGTCGTATCTTAGAATATCGTAACCCCATTCCAAGCAAACCTCGCTTACCAAACTAGAAACTTCCACAAACATACGATTGGTTAATTCTTTCCCATAGATTGCTTCCCGGCGAAACGCTAGACCCGAAGGGTTATTAGCAAGCTCCATAACATCATCCCCTCTCCACGCTCTTACCGGACGCTTATCCCCGTCGATAAACTGATGGTAGTATCTTGATATATGCCCCAAAGAAGGAACGTGATTAAATAAATCAACAATGTCTTGGATTACGTTTCGGTCTAAAAAGTAGTCGTCCGCGCAGAGGAGAATAATAATCTCCCCCTTCGCATAGCTGATCGCCTTGTTGAATGACCCCCCTGTTCCTGATGGAGTTTCGCTTCGGTAATATTTAAACTTTGGCTCTTTCTCCCCATACCAAGTTAGGTTCTTATACTTCGGCGTTTCGTCTGTGGAAGCATCGTCTAAGAAAATTACTTCTACGTTCTGATACGTCTGTAACAATGATGTGGTGATTGCGTCTATCGCAAATTGAGACTGATTGAAACACGGAATACACACGGAAACTAGCGGTTGCATATATAAATGATCCCCCTTAAAAAGATAATCCCCATCACACACGCGAATAGGATAGGATGTTGTAAAATTTTTCTCCACTTTCCCTTTTCCAAGAACACTCCAAAACACCGCCACTTCCAATCTAAAATCTTGTCTGTCGGGTTTCTCTGCACATACCTTTTCATACTCTTAGAGTAGTAGGCCTTTTTACGGAAGTATTCAATGAAACCTATGTCGTCGTGGTGATATAAAGGATAACTTGAAGTTACTCTTGGCCCTAAAATCCTATTACCCCAATCCGAATCCTCGGGGCCTCGAAGATTAGTATCAAACTTGGGGCATAACCTTTTCTTAACGAACCTCGGCACGTCCACCGCTGTACCTGTATAGAACTCCCTCTCATACGCCCGAACTTTCCCGAAGAAACTCTTGGCGACAATAATCTCAGGTATATAAACCGAACCATAACCCATCTGACAAAGAGAAACACATTCCTCGATTAACTTGGGATGAACGCTCTGGTCGGAGTCTAGGATTAAAAACAATTCCCCTTTTGCTTCGGCGATCCCCATGTTCCTCTGTTCGCTTCTTTCATACCCGCGGTCGATTACCAAAAGCTCCACGTCCTTATATGTGGAGTTTCTAATTGACTCCACTAAGGTCGTTATGATTCTTCCGTGATTAGGTACGATTACGCTAACAAGCATTGAACCCATCCATTATTGATTCGGACATTCCCTGAAATTTCCATTTACCATATCTCCCTGTCGAGATAACTCCCTGCGTAGCCAAAGACTGCAGATAAACTTCTCTCTCCTCCGGCGTTCTGTTCCAAGTGTACGCGCAACGAACCCAGGTCGGGTCTACCACTCTAACCTCATCAATAAATCTCCAAGACTGTAACTCGGAAACAACCTCTGCACACATAGAGTCAATGGGGAGATCGGCATACTCTAAATTCCTAATTGCTATCTCTGCGGACACAGAAACCATCCCTTCTGGAGCTTTCTTCTTATTGACGTTCGTGTAAAACCCTAATCGGTAAAAACCTGATTGAGAAAAAGGAACGTATAACCAATGTTCATCCGGGTAATTAACCCCTCTTTCCGCGCCGATGTTGATAACCAAAACCGAGGAATAGGGTAATTCATACTTATTCTGCCCGCATAGCTTGAGCAACTGATCGAGTGGGATAGTGGAGATCAGCTTGTCGTACTTAACCACTTCCCCATCGGCAAAGACTACCATCTTTTCATCTAGGGCGACCTTAATCGCTCGCTTCTTATAATTAATCATGCACTTCTCAGCCATCTTATTAACCAACTCGGTTAAACCATTCACTGGATCGTGGAATCTTGAAACAAAACCTACCCCACCGGCCGGGGGAGTCTTATAAGAGTCAAACTGAACGATACTGTCGTACAAGCCTGCTGTGTATCTCTCGTTGAAAGGATAGAAAAACATATTACATTCAGCTTGACTAAACTTCTTTGAGAGCCAGTCTTTAAAGTACCCAGGAGTGGAAACCGACTCTTTCTGCGTGAAGGTCTGGATAGGGTAAGGGAAGATTTTGTTATAGTAAATTCCCGCCTTTCGATCGTAAGAATTAAGCTCGACCAACCCCCGGATAAACTCCATCGCTTTCTGAGTCTTTTCATTCTCAAATATCCAATGCCCCCCGCCTGTTGAAAAGTCGAACCCGTATTTCTTATAAGACCGGCAAATCCCCCCGGCGTGTTCTGTGGCCTCGTAGATAGGGATGTCTGTTCCGTAACCTGCCGCCAACCCTGTAAAACCTGCTCCTAGAATAATAGTTTTCATTTAATGCTCCGAATAATTACAGGCGTGAAACTCTATGTGTAACCATCTTTTTTCTTCACGATGGTATTTCCTGCCTATTTCTGGTGTTATTAAGTGCGTTTCTTTTCTCGGTGTGATGTGAAACTCAATATTCCCTAAAGCGTTTGGAGGAAGGTTAGAATCTGCCACATAAGACCTTTGCTCATTAACATACCCTTTTAGAAAACCACCAGTCCTAGCACAATGCTTGACTCTCTGTAAAACTGTGGGACTTCCTTTCCTCGCGTCTGTTACCCCTAACTCTGTCACTTGGATATGGTTTATGCGGTGATCGTGGCCCTGTAATATTATGTCTGCGTTTGTCGTATGAGCCATATTCTCTAACTTTGAAACACTCGAGCTTGACCTTCTCCCCCCACCTTCCCCGTGGTGATAACAAAGCACCATCTGATGAGCGTGATGCTTGTCGTATCTAAAACGAATAATTACGAAACACTTAACACCTAAATAAGTTGTATTAAGCTCCTTACACATCATTTGTGTTGTAGTAATCCCTGAGTGCATAGCCTGAAAGTAATGGTTCCCCTCGCAAAGACCGATCAGCCGACCTTTCATAAAAGAAATCTCTTTAGCGAATCTCATAGCTCTTTGAATATAGAAATCATTTAAGTTTGCTTCGGTGCTGTCGTGCCGATGGGCTGCATAAAAGGCGTGTCTTTCGGACGTACTTAATTCGTCCATGTAATCCCCACCACCTATAAAGTAAGCGGACTTATCATTCTTGTACCTATCAATAAATTTATGCCAGACCTTCTCGGCGTGGAGAGGGGCAAATCGGTGAATATCGCTGAAAGGGACAATCTTAAACTTATCCCCGTAGTGCTTAAAAGGTATTTCGTACTCGTGAACCTTAAAAAATCCTGTCGTCTTAATCTACTTCTCCTCAATGTAACAAATTCTCAGCTGCTTTTTGACGTTGATGGTTTTCTAACAAGATGATCGCGGCCTCACAATGCTTCTTAGTCTTTTCAAAATCCCCACACTCGCTTAGGCTGGAATACTTCCTACCGTTTATCTTCTTTAGGGCCTCGCGTTCGGCTTTTTCTAAGATTTCTATGGCTTTATACATTTTCCCTCACCTGCTTGGCTCCGAATTTGGAACAGATGGCTTTGGCTAAATCTCTAGGATTGTCAATACCATCTTGCATTTTTTCTTTCATAGAGCCATCATCATAGCTAAAGTCTACATAATGAAAACTGCTAAGTAACTTATAAACCACCTCCTCACTCAACGGCTCTAGGTCGGTGGGCTTGGCTTCCCCCCTGTTCAGAGAGGCTAGGTGGGCGTGGAGGTGTATTTTTACCTTCTCTTTTGTTTTGTTTGGGCAAAATTCTTCGCACATACAATTAAAATCATTTCCCGTGTGCCCATTCGCTAACTTTCTATAAAATTCGTGAATTGTTTCTACCAATTCATTCAACTCTCTAGGCTCCTTCATTTGGTTCCTTTTGTCTTGGGGTTCGTTCTCTTAAACTTCATTTTTTGCAATTTCTCCCATACCGATTTCTTAACCTTTGTTGCTTCATCAACCCATATAAAAACCCTACCCTTCATTGGGAGCCTCGGCTTGATCATGGTTTTAAGCAGCCCATAATGCCCTTTTCGAGCCTGTCATAAAATTTCTTTTTGCTATCCGCACGAAGAAAATAATCTAAATCACCGTCATTAATAAACGCTCTAATTTCCTGTCTTACGGCATTTTTAATCAGCTTCTTCCCCTCATCGGAGCCTAAAAACCTATCGGCTTCTTCAAGGATTAACGCCCTCTGCTTCTTAATCATCAAAGCCTCTGTTAAATGGCTCATCCCTCACTTCCTTTCTCGGCTATGCCGGTGGGTGCTACAAAAGTATCCCAATTAAAAGCCCTATTAGAAAACAGGCACACATCGCAACAATCAAGTGCCCAGAACAAAACAAATGCTTATCTGCATATTCTTTGGCGCAATCACAAACATCATATTCCCCTAACTTCATCTCTCACCTCAATTTATTGGCTGGGATGGTGGCTGATTAGGCTCTTATTTGTGCGTTGGACTCTAGATATCAACCTGTTGTCCTTATCCGCTAACGCCAAACTTCAACTAGCTCCCGACTGTTAAATCGGTAAGGGGCTTTCAACCCTCGGTAGCGAACCATCCCATCAATTTATTGGCTGTTGGCATTGGTATGCGACTAGGTCGGCTATTTTAAGTTAAGAACGTTACTTAACCCTCAAGTCTGTTACAGGTCACCTAACGGGACACCATATCCCACAACAGCCATATCACTTCGGGTTAGGTATTGCTTCCCGCAATCGTCATTAGGTTTGGTGAGTAATCTCAAACTGCCAAACTTTCTTTGACACTTGAACTAACCCGAATATCTATTTCCCCAAGATTACCTTAGTTTCATTACACCATCGCCTAACTTCATCCCAAACTTCACACTTCGCTTTTCTCACGGCTTCGTCGAGTTCGGATTGGGTGTGCATAGCAATTTTTATATCACGAAAAACATCTGGCTTGACCTCCCCCTCCACAGGCTTCTCGAGTTCTTCGACAAATCTTAACAACCTTGAGCTAATAATGGCGTGTATACAATCAACCACCTCCATTGAAACAGCGAATACCTGTTTCTCGTTTTTTAATCTTTCTTTTACCGACTCCTTAGCGTGTTGTAGACTCATCTTATCCCCTCCAGATTTTTAAGTAACTCTTGCATTTCTTCTATCGTCCATTTCTTTATAGACCCGGCCCTATTCTTTAGCGGCGTATAGTCTGCCCCCAACCACTCCTTCACAAAGTCCCCGAATAATGTTGGGTTCTGATGCGCCCAAAAGTGACATCCAGCACACAAACAAAGCAGGTTCTTTAAATCCCACCGCACAGCCCGATTCGCCCTTGAGAAAATGTGACAGCATTGAAGCAACGAATAAGTTGTATTCCCACACCGCAGACACGATCCCTGACTCCTGATTATGCGCGAACACTCGCGGTCTAGCTTATGGGTTAGGCTTTTCTTAGTGGGTTTCACTTGATCGCCCCCATCTTCCGGAGTAACTCGTCTGTCGCGTCTGCGTCGTTATTGACCTTTTTCTTCTTAACGGCCCGGTACTCTAACCAATACTTATCTAGGGTTTCTAGTGTCCAGCTAAGCTCATCCCCAAACTTCTTATCCATCCAGTCAATCCCCCGATTTACTTCTTCGGCGTTCCCGTCTGTCCTCTCTAAAAGCTCGTTGATCCTCTTATAGAACCGACCATAGTCCCTAGACCGGATCTCTTTAATAGGGAACCCCTTGACATCGCAGTAGTGGAATAAAACCTTGTTGAGTGTGTCTTTATCCATTTTTATATAGCCCGACTTAAACGCTCTTTCCTTTGGATATGTATTTATCTTTGGGAAAGGGGTAACTACGTTTATCGGGATAACCTTTTGGCTTTTCACCTTGGGCGTTACCAGCCCTCAGCACTTCACTTTATCCAAAGTCGGGGTGGACAGGTTGTAGTCGGGTTTATCGCGTCCATGCTTCCCCTCTGATCCGAGCCGTATCGGTAGCGTTCTCAACAGAGTCGCTAGGTTTGAAACAAAAGTTGTCCGTTAGCTTCTACTTCCTGCTTTACATATCGGAACCAGGAGTGTTGGACTCCGTTTACCCACTCTGTTCGGTTCTCGATAGTCATTCCTGAATCTCGTAACTCTTTAACGCGCGCCCCGTATTGGGCGATGTGCATATCCAATATCCGGTAAAGAGGAATCCATTGGTTAGCACAGCTTTCAAACATCGTTTTTAGGCGTTGTCTTTGCGTCATCGGGCCGCGTCGATTAACTTCTTCTCGACCATCAGGGCTTCTTGAATGGTCTTTAGGTTGTTTTGTTGTTTCTTAACTTCGTTTTCGGCGAGCTTGTGCTGATGGCTCGCCGTAGTTTCTTCGTCTATTGCCTGGTTAAGCAATTTCTTTTGGGCCTCTAGCTTACTAATTAACTCTCGAAGATAGTCACCACTCATTCTTTCTCTGCTCTCTGCCAATCTAGGGCCTTTGTATCCTCATTCTTGCGGAAGTAATAAGCGTCACCCGTGGTGGACTTACCCAGGGTTAAACCTGCATTACACGCCTTGCAAGACACTTTGATATACTTAAACTTCTTCTCTTTGGTTTCGTAGGCGAAAAGGGCCAGCCGGTTAGACTCGCATAGGCCGCAAGCGGAAAGGTCGTGAAAGCTGATCTTCTGGCTCTCTACCAGGACTTCCCACAGGTCTTTCCCCTCGAAAGAGAAGCTGTAAGTGTTAGTTCCGATCTTTTTTTGAATAGTCAATCTCATCAGTTACCTCCGTTTTTTGTCCAAACACTTCCCCCAAATTCCTTGCACTTGTCTTTCCAAGAGCAATAGGAACATTCTTTTCCTTCATAGGCGCGTGGGATAGCGTCAGGGACTTCTTGTTTTTGCCAAATATCAATCAGGATTCCTTCTTCTTTGGCGACTTCCTCGGTCCACTGCTCAAGAGGAAATCCGTACTCCTCGATACATAAGTCGTCTTTTGAGATAAAGATTAACCTTCCCCACTTCTTGCCTAGGTGCTTGGCGTAAAACATAACTTGGAGAATGTTATTTTTCTTTTTCTCATTAACGTCGTAGGAGTCTTTTTTCATGTACCAAAAGCCCTTTGAATGTTGGCTCTTAATATCACCTACATATTCCTCGGTTACGAAGTCCGCGTAGCCGCAGAAGTGTTCCGTTTCGACTTTAACCTCGACCTGTTCAGGTTTTAAAAGGTTCTGCACTAGATCGTGGAATAAGTGACCGGCTTCAAAGACTCTTAAACTTCTTTTATCCGGCGGGTTCGTTTGCGGTTCGTTCTTACGGTTCCAATACTGCGCGCGGTAACAACGCCCTAACATAGATGGGGAGTATTTACCGGAACGGACTCGGTTCGGGTCACGACGTGAAGCGATATGATTATCGACTAATTCTTGGACGGTCATTTTTTACCTCCAAGGTAGTCTTGAAACTCTCTGTCAATTTGCTTCATAATCTCATCGTGGGCTTCTCGCTGAGCATCAAAGTTATACTCATTGACAAACTCCAACCCAGCCTTAAAACCTTCTAAAAACTCTCTTGACTTAAACTTCGTGTATTTTTCGGGGATAATCATTTGCCACCTCCAGGGTTCATAAACTTGTCTATCGCCGCGGCCCATGCCCGGTTGATAGTTCGGACGTTTTCTAAGTAATCAATCTCTACTGCTAGTTCTTCTTTCAATGCTTCCATTCGGGCGATGTCGGACTTGATCTTAGAGATCAGTTCCTTTTCGCTCATTTCGTCGTTCTTCGTCTTGTAATTCTTGTAAATCGTCATAAGTGTCCTCCTTTGGTTCGCTCCAGGGTTCGTCGTACGATTGTAAATTTTCTAGGGGAGGCATTATTCACCTCCCTTTTTGATGGGTTTCTCCACACACTGAATCTCTACCTTCATTCCAGGAAACTTCTTCTCCATCTCTTTAAGCTGGTAATAGGCTTTCTTCATATCCTTATCTAGCTCGGAAGGATCGCTACACTCTGCCGAATGAGCCGGTAAGGACAAAAGAAGAAGTCCTAAAAGAATCCAAATAGGCCCGAGATACAACAGTAAATAGATAATTTCTCTACGCATGAATAATCCCCCCTAAGATAGCTCCCATGATGACTACTAGAACCATCCCCAAACAAACAGCTACCACTAAAGCACTCCACTCCTGATCTTCTGTTTCTACGAGTTTCATACTTCCTCCAATTTGTATGGAGGGGGTGAGAGGTAAGGTCGCTTGATGTCGGGCAGGCCCCCATCCATAAGTAAAGGCAGGGAAAGGCCCCTGGAGGGAGGACACGCCGTGGCTTTTGGCTTTTGGTGTGATTTTACCTTCCCCTACCTTAGATTTTTTTGTGTTAACCATTTCTCCCTCCAGAGTAAAAGTATTCATCGACGAAGATTGTTAAGATTTTGTGAGTTATCGAGAATCACAAAACAATCTTAATTCACATAAATAAACTTGTCAATAGTTTTTTTAAATTAATTTTTAAGTATTGCCACAGTGATGTATTTCGTGTCAACCGCCGCGAACGAAGTGTTGATGGTGCTGATCGTGATTTTCTGCGTCGAGGTCGTCGTACCATCTTTAATCTTCCCCCCTAGAAAGTTAGTCGTCCCTCCCCCGGAAATAATAACCGCATAGTTCGTGTTTGAGAACGTAGGCACGAAAAACACCGTATAATCCCCTGTCCCGTTCTTGATAACCGAGGAAGATGTGGCATAAACCGCCGTTGGAGTGATCGGGTTTGAGCCCGTCCCGTCAAAAGTAACCCAAGCCGTTACCTTATTAGATACGTCTGCTATATCGTCTGCCTGTTCCTGGGCCATTAAAGTTAACCGGTCAATATCCGTTTCTAAGGTATTAGCCGGGAATTGAGAGTAATCGTCATAATCCGAGGACTGTGTTAAGCTAGACTCCCTTTTAACCACCTGTGTATAAGTGGTCGCATAAGTAGGGTTTACTCGGACAGTCCCACCTATCCCACTGGTATTGATCGTTACCGTGTAGTCTGTGTTATAGACTAATCGGGTTTCCTGACCAGTAGCCGTTACCCTCTCGATTAGCTTGATGTCTGACTCATATCCGGGAACCGCGCGGAAGGTAAAGGTTAAATTCTGCTGTCCACCGGAGAAAAGTTGCGTTGAATTGGTTGTTGATACTGTCATGGTGCCTCCTGATTATTGTTGCTTTATATATGCCTTAGTGGTATAGTGAGCGCGTGAAAGTTAATAAAGAAAAGATGGTTAGGTTTATATTTTGGGTTACGTTCTTCTCATCTATTATTGGGCCAGCCATGGCTCTTTATTATTTTATGGTTAACAAATATATTGACTCGGATTTTGCTCTTTTTTTCTCCTTAGCTTACTTTTATGTCCATGCTTTCTTATTTAATAAACTGATACGAATGGGGCCGCGCGCTCTAGATAGCTTGGATGATATACTAAAAAATACTCAACGCTAGTCACGCACCCTTCTTTTATTATCTTTTAGCTTATTATTCACTGATTCTGCTATTGTCGTTGATCCAGGCACCCCGGCTAAAGCCCCTCCAGCACCTAAAACTTTTACAGCCCCTTTTAGTTTTGTCTTTGACTTTTCCCCTTTAGCAACCGTAGATGCTCCATCAAATACATCATTCATGGTTTTGATAATAGGCACAGGATTTGAAGAATAAGCGATAGATGAAGATAAACTTCCAACAAGAGGAACAGTACCGATGGCCTCCTTAACCATTTCTTCTGTGAAAGTTGGCTCGTCTTTCCTCTTTGGTTTACCGGTGATAGCATTACTCATTTTTCTTGTTCCAATACTACCAGCCAATCCGAATGTTACTAACCACAGCAAGGACATAATTGCTTTTTTATAGTTTCTGTCTTTTATCCCTAATCTGTATATTTGTCGATTAATATTATCCCAACGCCCAAGCATGAAACTTTGGAATTGAAGGATAGTCTTATTTACAGATTGGTTTTCTGCAAGTCCATACCCTGTGGTAATAGCAAGTGGCTGATCCTTAAAAAATGATGAACCTTGGCTTTGACGCATGAGCTTTGTCGCTTCTTGGATTATATCTTTATCCGGATTAGCAAGGTCAACGGCTACGCCTCTCTCTGCGGCAATCTTTTCATAAGCCCCGGAAGCCGCAACAGAACGCATAACGCCATCCATAAACTGTAATGGAGCCATCCCAAGTCGTACAGCTTTATCAAAATAACTATCTCCAAACTCTCGAAAAGCAACATCGTCCCCAACGGCTTTTTTGATTTCAGGGAAATGATCCATAATGAAATTACGCCATTCTTGAGAAGTGGCAATATTCGTTGCCCCTTTGGTGGCGTATTTCTCGCCCATCGTTGCCATTGTGTCACCAAAAGAAGAAATCTGCACCAAAGCCGAAGATAAACGATAAGCTAAAACCCCTGCCCCTACATTTCTTCTAAGAATATCCAGGGCCGCTATCCTTTTAGCTGAGTCAACTCCTCCCTTTCTTGCCATCAAGTCTAACCATTGTAACCAAGCCATAGCCCCTACATCACCGAGGGATTCTCTCATTTCAGGAGAATTAACAACTTCATAATACATCTTAATATCTCGGCCCATTGTTAACAGGTATGCAACATCGTCAAGATGCCGTCTAAATATCTTGTCTATATTTGTTTCTATTTGAACATTGCTCGTTGCGGCGCGGCTCTTTGTGAACCCCTGCTCAACTGTCTTAGTTCTCTTATTAATAGCTTCTTGCGGGCGTTGTCCGAAGCGGTCGTACATTTCTAAATCATTCATATTCTCAAAATCAGACATGAATGAAACATAGTTTTCGACTTTCCCAACAGACTCGTTATAAACCTCTTTTGAATATTGAGCAACCTGATCGAAATACTTATCAAAAGTTTCTCGCGCAAAATTATACGCTTTTTCTTCTTCCGCACTTAATTCAATCTTAGTCGCGTCTGTTATTCCGGAGTTTAAAAGACGCTCAATCCCTCCCTCTTGTTGAGAGATAGCGTATGCCCCAATCCTATCAAAATTCCCCTCGTCAAAATCTTTTGTGAGTTCATACCACTTGCGGAAATTATCATCATTAAAAGATAAGTATTCTCCAAAATTCTTATCTAACTCTTTCTTCATGCTCTGCATACCAGTTACATCCGCCAACCCCTCCATAGGAGTCAACCCCACTCTGGTTTTAGTGAAGTAATTTCTTAGATTGATGTACCTATCAACCATCTTATTTGTAGATTCCCCAAGAGGAACGTTTGGTTTAGATACAGAGTTAATAGCGTGGACATCTTGAATAAGTTTTTGCTTAATCTTCTCTTTCTTTGCTTCGTAAGTAATCTCTCTTGCTCTTTGTTTTGTCTTACCAAGCCGCGCAAGATGTTCTACCTCAGCGCGAACCTTTTTTAATTCCTCAATATCTATTTCTTGTAAAGAGGGGCGATCTAACATCGCAATAGTCTTTTCTGGTATAGGGATGTCCTTGCCTTCTGACTTTAGGCGGTTAATGAAGTCCCTCATTTGCTCTCGTTTAGCCAAAGTCTTTCCTGACCTATTTTTTAAATCGAATCTTTCTTGGATATTCTCTATAGCTTTCTTGTATTCGACGGCCAGCCCTTCTGTTTTAACATTATTAATGTCTGAGGCGATATTCCTCCTCTCCATCTTATCAAGTAGAATGTTTATTTTCTCTTCTAACCCGACACCGACCACCTCTCCCTTCTTATTAATCTTTGGAGCTAATGCTTTTTGTAAATCCTCCGGGGTTTGTATGTTTTTAATAGTCTTTAGAAACTTAGCTTTATCTGCCGGTTCTAATTCTGACTTATCAATCAATTCGGTTAAATCTTTCTGAGTGTCAAAAATTTCTTCCTTCGTGAAGTTCTCAGCCTGTTTAGCTGCCTTAACACGATCACGCAGGGATTGAATAAAAGCTACCCTCTCAGAAACAACCCCACCGGTGTCTTTAATCTGACCAGTTTCTTCCCTGACAATTTTCTTTATTTTAGAAGCCGGTAGTTCTTGACTAAGCGTTTTTTCTGTTTCCTCAAATTTCTTTAATGCTTCCTTTTTAGATACATTCTCAGGTAAACTATTAACAAATTTCAAGAGCTCTCTGCTTTGTTTTGGTGAATATCCAACAAACCCTTCCCCTTGAATAGCGGCTTTAAATTCCAAGAGCTTTACTTCCTCCGTAGCTCCGCTAGGGAATAGCGTATCTTCTTTTTCAGCCAATGGAGGTAATCTAAACTGCGACATCATAGCTATTATCTGCCGCCCCTCTGCCTCGACCGTTACTCTGTTCCCCAATATCTCCGTAACTTTCCCCAGGATAGGTTTGCCTTTAGACATTACAGTAACCGTATTCCCAACAACCGGCTTGATAGATAAACCAATAGACAAACCAGAAGCGTCTATCTCATCTAATAACATTCTTGTTATTGTTTTTCTCGCCGCCAACTGTTGCCACCCGGTCATCCGCGTATCAACGTCAATCGCTCCCAATTTTTCCATATAGGCATTGACAAACTTTTCCTTTAAACCTTCTAGCTTGCGCGCGAACCCTGCCTTATCCCCTGCCAAAACACCTTCCCCCTTAGTCATCGAACCAAGCATTTCCTCCGCTTGCATTGTCGCCGCCCGATCAACGTCCTTCGCCAAGCTCTTAGCTAACAACTTAGTCTTTAACCCACCCTGGACAATCCCTGCCACGCCATACTTGACAATATCCTCCGACACCCCTGCAAGAATAGCCCACCCACCCGTGACGTTCTCTCCACCAGGTAACTTGGTATAAAGACCCTTTGTTTTCTCAGGATATAAAATTCCTCTCGTCACTCTGTCCATCATCAAATCATCGTCGCCGGTGATCGCCCCCGTTGCCCCCTGAATAACAGGATAAGCCCCACCCGTCGCGGCAGTCATTAACCCTGCCTTAGCAACAGCCAATTCCTTTTCGTGGGTTAAGACCCAATCCGTGACGGCTTCCTCTGTCTTTTTCTCTCGCTCAGCCTCCAACTGTTCCGGCGGTTTTTTCATCGCTTCCAAAACAGTACCAACAGGCCCCGGAATAGGCATAGCCGTAGATACGTCGAAAGTGTCCTTTTCATAGAACCCATCATCGCGTTTTCTAACCTTCACGGCTGATTCAAAATCAAATATCATTCTCCAGGCTCCGTTATCTCTAACCCGTTCTCTCCGCGTTTAATCATCTTGACAGACCCGTCCTCGTCAATAAAAAGCTGCCCTTCTTCGGGGATAGTCATAATGCTTGGATTTCTGTTTACCGCGTCCTCATCTAAGACTTGCTGAACCGTTGTCGGTATCTTACTCGGATCGTAACTAGATAATAGTTTCTTAATAGCCAACGCTGAGTCCTGTTCGGTAGCGGATTTCCTCATCATCATCGCTTCTTTAATGGCAAAGATGGCGTTCTTGAAAGGAATAAGATTATTCTGTGACATATCCGCTTTCTTCCTCGCCCATTGGATATTCTCCGCTTCCCTTTTCAAGCTGTTAAGCATAGTAGCTTCTTTGGTCGAGAGAATACCGTCCTTGAAAGACTTAACGATAAGCTCCCGCCCCTTCTGCCTGTCGGTTTCGTCGTCGATAAAGGTATCAACAAAATTTAAGTAACTTTCAGCTTTCGAGTTACTTTCTACTATCAACTCCAAGTCGGACTTAATCCTAGACTGAACCCCTTTGCGAATATCAAGGATTTGTTTCTGGTCTAAAGCACCCACCACTCCACTCTCAGCCGCCGCTTGCTCCGCGTCTAAATCGGCTAAGGTAAGAGTTCCCTCATTGGCTTTTTGAAATATATTATTAAACCTTTCATCCTTTCCAGACTCATCAGCCCTTTTGAAAGTCTGGTTATTCTGGAATATCCGTCGCTGGCTTTCCTCAATCAAATCCAATCTCTCATCCGGCGGTAAAAAGGAATACTTCCCGTTATGCTTTTTTAACTCTTTTAAAACAACCGAATCCTTCTCCTGTGTCGCTGTGTCGGCATAAATCTCGTACTGCACCCCTGTTTTCTGAGCGTTCTTAATCATACTGTCAGCTTCTTTATAATCCAACACCCCGGCCGCTAGGTTAGCGTTAATCAATCCCTGCATCTCTCCGTCAATCTGTTTCCTCTCTACATCCGTGACAGCATTAAGTCTTTTCTGTTGCATTATATCTAAGCTCTGAGCGATATTGATTTTATTCGCCTGCATTTGCTTAGCCTGAAAATCTGCCCCGATCTTCATTCCTGTAACAACGTTCCCTCGCTCAAAGTCCATCCTTAACTGACCGGCGATCATTTGATTAGAAACACCTTTTAAACTCTCGACCTTTACTTTCTCCAATTCTTTAAAATACTTAGGCGAGTTATTAAAGTCCGGGTCTGCCGCGGCCCTAGACTGTATCTCTGCCGAGGCTATTTCATATTTAGTCTTAGCTTCCGTCGCTTGCATTACGTCGTTAGCATCACTCCACTTTTGGGCGATCTGCGTCACAGTATTCAAAACCTGATTCTGGTTAGCGGCGTTCTGCCCTGCCTCTTGACGGAAAGGAGCAGATTGCATTGGCTGTATATTATTGCGCGAGTTGTAAATAGGTAGAGATGGACACATTAAGATACTCCTTGATAAATGTCTGTTACCAGTCTATAATACAAGATGTGGGGAGAAAAAATAGACCAACAATATATTATTTCTTGGCGCAATGTGAAGTAAATCCTTATGATTGCTGGAAGTGGAAAGGAACTATCAGTAGTGTTGGTTATGCTAAATTTTTTGATAAAGGCATTACAAAAGATGGACACAGATTCTCCTATGAATATTTTGTAGGCCCGATCCAAAAGGGCTTTCACATTCACCACAAATGCGAGAATAGATGGTGTACCAATCCTGAACATTTGAAACTTGTTTCCCCAAAAGAACATATTATCTACCATGATGGAGCAGCGGGTATAAATTACAGAAAAGAAAACTGTCATAATGGGCACCCTTTAAACGAAATAAATTTATATGTAACACCTGATGGTCGCAGACAATGTCGAGAATGTATACGAGCCAGAACAAAGAAACACGCCATGAAATTAAAAAATAAAATGTGCATTACTCCTTATTGATGATAAAACTTACTCCAAGACCCTGTGTCGATTGTTCCCTTCGGCGTTCCACTTCCATAGATATTTCCTTTGTTACTTATTCCACCGCCGCCCATATCTTGACCCCATCCCTTATACATCCCGTAATTAGAAACGCCAGTTAAAAGAGTAGAAAAAGCGTTTGTATACCCTGTCCTCGCCGCTTGCGCTCCGT